AAAAATCAAACTCATTTGAGGCAGAAGAAGGATGTAATGATGACCTTGCCATGTGCCTAGTAATATTTGCATGGTTGGTGATGCAAGATTATTTCAAAGAGATGACAGATGATGATATACGAAAGAGAGTATATGATGATCAAAGAGATCAGATAGAGGCAGACATGGCACCTTTTGGATTTATTAGTGACGGTGTACATGAAGAAACATCATTCGTAGATGATCAAGGCGATAGATGGAATGTGGATGAGTATGGCGATAGATCTTATATGTGGGATTATTTGTAAGTGGACTTAGATGAACCAGTCCTGTTTCTACATGAAAGGAAATGTAGAACTTGTGGTAAGACATACTCACTGACAGAAGGGTTTTATCTTACTAGAAGGAGTAGAGGCGAGGTGCCATCGTCATACTCATATGAGTGTAAGACTTGTACTATTGACAGAGTAAAAAAGAAAAGAAAGAGAAATAGACCTAGGCCTTTACCTCCATACTTAGCAGATTACCCAGACTGGTAGAGGGTTCATGCATCGTTTCCCCAGTGAAAAAGTACTAAATTCTAAATAATAACAGGAAAACAACTGAGATCTTCGAGGAACACAACATGACGCTAAATCTAGTATCTCCAGGCGTTAAGGTAAGAGAGGTAGACTTAACTGTAGGAAGGATAGACGGAATCAACGATCAAGTTGGAGCTATCGCTGGGCCATTTGAAAAAGGGCCTGTAGACGAACCAGTTCTAATTGAGACTGAATCTGATCTTCTAGAAACATTTGGAGCGCCCCAATCTACTGATGCACAATATGAATACTGGATGACTGCATCTTCATTCTTATCTTATGGAGGAATCCTAAGAGTATTAAGAACTAACAATGCAACATTATCCAATGCTAACTCACCTGTTGGTGTTGCGATTACAAACTTGTCAATCAAGTCATCCGAAGATTATTACAACAACCGTAGTACAGACACAAGTTGGATGTACGCTGCAAGAAACCCTGGCTCTTGGGCAAACGGTCTTAAGATTTGTACAGTTGATGGTCTTGCAGATCAAAGACTTGCAATCGGTACAGACGGAATGGCTGTAGGATACGCAGTTACTGCTGGATTCTCAACTAGTGTTGCGAACACAGATGGTACTGTTGGTGTTCAAACAGGTTATCTAAAAGGAATCGTCACACAGATCAACGTTGGATCAGTGGACATAAAGGTTGTAAGTAAGCATAACGTTACTACAGATGTATGGAGTGCGGTAGATTACGAAGAAGGTTCTTCAACTGGATCTTTCCAAGGTTATGACGTTGGTATCTACAACGATAACATTACATCAGATGCTAGTGTAAACCATCCAAATAGAATTCAGTTCTTCAATACATCAGGAACTGCACAAAGTGTTGAGAGAACAAGATTCAATGCTAGTGTTGGTATCGGTTCTACTGAAATTACTTTCGGTGCTGATTTCAATACACTTAAGTCTGCTCCTGGCGACACAGTTAAGTCGGAGAACGGAACATATAGTGGTACTATTGTTCAGTATGGAACTCAACAACAGTATCTAATTATGGATACTGCGGCAACTGTAGCGTTTGCAAATACTACATTTATAGTGAAGTCTCAGGTAAATGCTGGTGTTGGTAGTGGTCTCTACTTAAGAGAAGGTAACACTATTGTTGATTGGTATGATCAACAAACACTTGGTCTAGATAACTCTAACGTATTCTGGAAATCAATTGCACCTAAACCATCAACTACAGAGTATGCTTCAGAAAGAAGTTCTAGAAATGATGAGTTCCATGTAGTTGTAGTTGACGACGATGGATCTGTAACTGGTACTTCTGGAAACGTCATCGAGAAATGGTCTGGATTATCCAAGGCTTCTGACGCAAGAATCTCACCAAGTACAGGCGTTTACTACAAAGACTACATCGCAAACTTCTCTAATCAGATATTTGTTGGTGCTGCTCAAACTGGTGTGGGTATGAAACACACAATGATGAGTGGATACGCAGTTGATTCTGGTGGAGTTTGGGGAACTAAGGCACAAGGAGTTACCTTTAATGGTGCTGGTGCAAGTATAATGACTCTTGCAAGTGGTAATGACTACGGTGCAGAAGGTCAATACAAGTGTACTTTAGCTGATATCGTAAGTTCTTATCAAGTTCTAGATAACCCTGCTGAGTATTCAGTTAACTACTTAATACAAGGGCCATCTGGTGGTAACAACATATTTGAAGCACAGGCTAAGGCAAACAAACTACTTAGTATCGCAACCACAAGAAAGGATTGTATTGCATGTATCTCACCTTACAGAGAAGGAGTTGTCGGTGTAACAGACACAGATAAACAGACTGCAAATATCATACAATTCTATGATAGTTTACAATCAACATCTTATGGAGTATTCGACTCAGGTTACAAGTATACATTTGATAGATTTAATAACACATTTCGATATATCCCTCTTAATGGTGATGTTGCTGGATTGATGGCAAGAACATCTATCAACTCATTCCCTTGGTTCTCACCAGCTGGTGCAACTAGAGGAACTATCAACAATGCAGTTAAACTTGCATACAACCCATCACAGGGACAGAGAGATCAACTCTATCCTAAGAGAATCAACCCTGTTATATTCTCACCTGGCGCTGGTATTTCACTATTCGGTGACAAGACTGCACAGAAAGTACCATCAGCATTTGATAGAATCAACGTTCGTCGTTTATTCTTAACAATCGAATCTGTTATAGAGAGAGCATCAAGGTCTCAATTATTTGAATTTAATGATGACTTGACAAGAACAAACTTTGTCAACATTGTTGAACCTTATCTTCGTGATGTACAAGCAAAAAGAGGTATCTCCGAGTTCGTCCTTATTTGTGACGAATCCAATAACACTCCAGATGTTATTGATGCAAATACCTTTAAGGCAGATATCTTCGTGAAGCCTGCACGTTCTATTAACTTCATCGGATTAACATTCGTTGCAACTAGAACAGGTATCAGCTTCGATGAAGTTGTCGGATCTGTTTAATTTACTAAATACCCACGAACAAGGACTAAAAAATCATGGCTAATAATAACTTTCCAAAAGTTAAAGATAGGACAATAGACCGCTTCAAATCGAAGTTGACTGGTGGTGGTGCTCGTCCTAATTTGTTTGAAGTTGCATTAGACTTCCCAGAAGGAACAACTGGTGATGCTGGTGATGTATCAAAAGACTTCAATGACAAGGTTAGGTTTTTAGTTAAAGCCGCTAATCTCCCTGCATCTAATATTACTCCAATCGACGTTCCATTCAGAGGAAGGAACTTAAAGATTGCTGGTGATAGAACATTTGATGTTTGGACAATCACTGTCATTAACGATACTGACTTCGCAGTTCGTAATGCCATGGAGAGATGGATGAACGGAATGAACAACATGAAGTATGCAACTGGAGAAACTAATCCTAACGATTACCAGAAAGATGCTTATGTTTGGCAACTTGGTAGAAACGGTGTGACAAGTAATACCAGTGGAAAATTGGTAGGACTTTCTGATTCCGATTCTGTGCCCATCTTAAAGGCATATAAATTCCACGGAATATTCCCAACAAACGTTAGTGCAATTGAATTATCTTACGATCAACCCGATACTATAGAAGAATTCACAGTTGACCTACAGGTTCAGTGGTGGAACGCTTACGTCCCAGAGAGTGAGTCAGCTTCTACTGTTAAGCCTTTGTTTGGTGATATTGGAGAAACTTTCTAGACATAATCTAAAACTTGTGTTATAATATAAGATAAATAACTGGGACAGCCCAGTAGAAGTGAGTTAATGGCTAAATTATTTGGTTTTAAAATAGAGAAAGACGATGAACAGGCAAAGAACGTCGTCTCTCCTGTACCTCAGTCTAACGAAGACTCCTCGGACTATTATGTTTCGAGTGGTTTTTATGGCCAGTATGTTGATATTGATGGTGTATTTAAGTCAGAATTTGAGTTAATAAAAAGATATAGAGAGATGGCATTGCACCCAGAAGTGGACTCTGCCATTGAAGATATAATAAACGAAGCAATAGTTTCGGATCAGAATGATTCTCCTGTCGAAATCGATTTGGAGAATCTTCCAGCATCTGCGAAGCTTAAAGAATTAATTAGAGAAGAGTTTAAGTCAATAAAAGAAATCATGAACTTCGATGAGAAGTGCCATGAAATTATGAGAAACTGGTACATAGATGGTAGAATCTTTTACCATAAAGTAATTGATATTAAAAAGCCAGAAGAAGGACTTAAAGAAGTCAGATATATTGACCCACTTAAAATTAAGTTAGTAAGAAAGTTAAAAACAGATCCTACCTTGAATGGAGTGATCAGACAAGTTAATGCAAATACACCTACTGATATAGAGAGTCCTGAGATAGAAGAG